TCGTGTTCTTGTTAAAGATCAATCAACAGCAACTCAAAATGGTATTTATGTTGTTGGATCTTCTCCAGCAAGAGCAGTAGATTTAGCTTCTGGTGCTGATGCTGCTGGAGTCTTTGTTTTCATAGAGCAAGGCACTACTAATGCTGATAACGGTTTTGTATGTACAAGTAATAAAGGTTCAGCAGTTACAGGCACAAATAATTTAACTTTTGCACAATTTTCTGGTGCTGGTCAAATTACAGCAGCAGATGGCTTACAAAAGTCAGGAAATACATTATCAGTTGATCTTAAATCGAATGGTGGACTTGTTATTGAATCTTCTGAAATTGCTGTTGATCTTGCTGCTAGTTCTATAACAGGAACACTTGCAGTTGGAGATGGAGGAACTGGTGCTACAACAGCCTCCAACGCAAGATCAAACTTAGGTTTAGTGATTGGCACAGATGTTGAGCCTCATAGCGATCAACTGACAGAGCTTTCAAGTATGGGTCAAACTACAGCTAACTCTTTAGCTGATTTAAGTGCTGCTGAAGTTCAAATATTAGATGGTGCGGTAGTCACAACAGCAGAATTAAATATTTTAGATGGTGATACATCAGCAACATCAACAACACTTGCTACGGCTGATCGCATGGTTATTAATGATAATGGCACGATGGTACAAGTTGCTTTGTCAGATTTAGTTACTTTTCTTGAAAACGGAAGTGTATCAGGTTTTGATATAGACGGTGGTACTTATTAAGCCATAGGAGGTAAAAGCCAATGGCTAATGTAATTAAACTTAAAAGAGGTTCTGGTAGTGATCCTAGTGCTAGTGATTTAGTTATTGGAGAAGTAGCGGTAAGAACTGATACTGGAAAATTATTTACAAAAAAAGATAATGGCACTATTGCAGAGATAAGTGGTGCTGGGGGATCAGATATATTTATAAATACATTATCATCCTCATCTGGTTCTGGCGGTGGTAGTGCTACCTTCAATGGTACTGCAACTAG